GTTCCTGTAGGATACTCTGAATTAGAAAAACAAATTGTTAAAAAATACGAATACATCTACTCAGGACAAAACACGGACATTTTAAATTTTAATATTGAAATTAATTATTTGTTTTACAGTGGAATCAATCCACAGTCCGAAACTAAAACAAAGGACGTCCAGAATAAAGACCAAGGAACAGGAACAGTCGAGGACAAACCTTTTTTAACACGAACAGGACAAGGAAATGAATCCAAGGCACAGGCAGCCAATCTAGGTAAATCTAAGATTAAGAAAAATCCAAATCTTTTCAACATTATGAAGGGCGGAAGTGGTGACACAGATGTTGAGCAAAAAATTGCAGAAAATTTTTATGATGCATTTATTAATGTAAGTTCAAGCGACTTGGTCAAAGTTAATCTAACAATCATGGGAGACACATACTATCTCATAGATAGTGGATTAAGCAATTATTTTTCCAAGGAATCTGATCAAAGTCCCATGCTCACTGAAGACGGAACTATGAACTACGAAGGAAATGATGTTTACATCAATCTGACATTTAGGACACCCGCAGACATAAATGAAAAATCAGGATTGGTTGAATTTTCATACAAAGACAGGATAAGTCCTTTTAGTGGTATATACAGGGTGATTAGATGTCTTAGCAGATTTTCGGATGGTAAATTTGAACAAGAACTTACCTGCGTCAGAATGCAGGCACAGCCAATGGATTTTGATGGCAAGAAAGTTAATACAGATCAACAAAACGCATTCAGCAAAAAAGTAGATGGTCAAGCAACAGAACAAACGGTTGTCAGTGATACAGGAGCCGAGGTTGCTTATGTTGACGATGAGGATTTATAGGAAAGATAGATGGCATTACAAAAAAGACCCACAGTTGCACATTCACTAGATAAAGGACTAAGCAATGGTGTTTATCTGGCGAAAGTCATTAGCGTGATGGATCCAACATTCAATGGTAGGCTCCGTGTTACGCTGCTCAAGGATCAGGGCAATGATATAGGACAGGATAGACAGACCTATACCGTAAATTACGCTTCCCCTTTCTTTGGATACACTCCATTTCAGGCGATGGGAAAAAACAATGAGGATTTTAACGATACACAAAAATCATACGGTATGTGGTTCGTTCCACCTGATGTCGGTGTAACAGTAATGTGCGTGTTTGTGGATGGTGATCCAGGACAGGGATATTGGTTCGCCTGCCTACCACCTAACTTTGCCAACAACATGGTTCCCGCAATAGCAGGAACCACGGAAGTAGCACTTACCAAGGCTGACAAGGAAAAGTTTGACACTAAAAGTCCATTGCCTACAGGTGAGATAAACAAGAGATTTAATCAAAAAGATTCAGAAAAGGATCCTGATAAGATTAAGAAACCAGTTCATCCTATAGCGGAAAAATTCCTTGAACAAGGAACACTCGAAGATGACGTGAGAGGAACAACAACCAGTTCGGCAAGACGCCAAACCCCTAATTCAGTTTTTGGAATAGCCACACCAGGTCCTTTGGATTGGAGAGACGGATCCAAGAGGATGGTCACTGGTCCCAGCGAAGAATCTTCGCTGATCGGTGTTGCCGTAAGCAGATTAGGCGGAACACAGTTTGTGATGGATGACGGTGACGACAGATACGTTAGGCAGACAAAAGCCAGCGATGGACCTGTGAGTTACATTGATGTGATTGAAAAAAGATTTCTTGATGATGAGGGGACGCCAACCAATGAAAAGGGAGACGTAACTGTTCCATACAACGAATATACTAGATTAAGAACAAGAACAGGCCATCAATTGTTAATGCATAATTCCGAAGATCTGATTTACATAGGTAATAGCAGAGGCACCACATGGATTGAAATGACATCCAATGGTAAGATAGACATCTATGCCGCAGACAGCATTAGCATACACACGGAAAATGATTTAAACATTAAGGCGGACAGAGACATTAATATGGAAGCGGGCAGAAACATCAACATGAAAGCAACCGCAGAATATGTTTCGCCGAGCGAACTTCATCGTAGAGATGACGAAGGAAATCCCGTTCCTAAGATACAGGATAATGCAGAATTTGAGGCAGGTAGAATACAGATTGAGAGTGCGTTCAACACTAACATTCTAATTGGTGCCAATGGTAAGATCGAAACTAGAAATTATGAAAATGCCGAAGGTGTTCCTACCGACGGCGACTTGGATATCAGCGTGATAGGTAGCACAAGATTTTCAACAGGCTACGGAATTGTTACCCCTCATGATTACGAAGTAAAAGTTTTTGGAGACACATTAATTAAAACTACCGGTAACCTAGATCTTAACACAGAAGGAAATAATGCTTATAGTGCCGGAGGAACGACAGATATTCTAAGTGGTGGAAATCATACAGAGACTGCTGCGCAGATTCACATGAACGGACCACAGGCAAGACAGGCAGAAGAAGCAGACAAAGCAAATACTATTACGGATCTACATCTGCATACTTCAATTTATAACAATGTGGATGTTGGATGGATTAAACTTAGATACTTTGATGGAACTATCAAATCCATAATGAAGAGAATACCCATGCACGAACCTTGGGTAGGCCATGAAAATAATGCTCCAACAGTAAATAGGGCTGATTTTACAGACAGAGAAATAGATGTGGAGGAATAACCTATGAAGAAAATATACAATCAAAAAGCAGTTGCGGTAAACACCGCTTCTGTTGGAACCCAGGGTTCCAACACGTTTACCTACAGAGGCTTCAACTCAAAGAACAAGGTAGGTGGATACAAATTATACGACATAGACTTGGTAAAGCAGGACATTATCAATCATTTTTACATTAGAAAGGGTGAAAAGTTAGAAAATCCAACGTTTGGAACCATAATTTGGGACATGATTTTTGAACAATTCACTGAGGAAGTAAAAAGAATGATAGCCAAGGATGTTGAAACAATCATTAACTACGATCCTAGGATAGTGGTGCAGGATGTTTCAGTGGACAGCACGGAGCAGGGAATGAGAATTGAAGCGGAAGTAATCTATGTTCCCTTTAACGTTAACGAAAGAATGGTATTTAACTTTGACAGGAATAACTCCGTAATAAACTAAGCACTTAATTAATTGGGCTAAATATTGCAATAGGACACTTATAAATGAGCACAACATCAAGACAGAACAATTTAATACTTAATCAGGATTGGACAAGGATCTATCAGACCTTTAAAAATGCTGATTTTAAGTCCTATGATTTTGAAAACATTCGCAGGGTTATCATCACATATCTGCGAGAAAACTATCCAGAAGATTTCAATGATTACATTGAGAGTTCTGAATACATGGCCTTAGTGGATGCGGTTGCTTTTCTGGGACAGAGCCTAAGTTTTAGGCTTGATTTAGCCAGCAGGGAAAACTTTCTAGAACTTGCAGATAGAAAAGAAAGTGTTCTCCGCATAGCAAGAATGCTATCCTATAATGCCAAGCGTAATATAGGAGCAAGTGGCCTATTAAAGTTCAACGCCATCAGCACAACAGAAGAAATTATTGATAGCAACGGTAGGAACCTAGCACAGCAAACAGTGAGATGGAATGATCCTACCAATACCAATTGGGCAGAACAATTTGTATTGATCCTAAATGCAGCAATGGCCAACAACACAGAATTTGGTAGAAGCTCAGGATCTTCCACAATACAAGGAATACCTTCAGAACAATATAGATTTAGAACAACATCTGCCGATGTTCCATTGTATACATTTTCAAAATCAGTAGCAGGAAGAAACATGACGTTTGAATTGGTCAGCACAACGTTTAAAGATTCTGAAGTGATATATGAGGAAGCACCTGTTCCTGGTAATCAACTAGGATTTGTGTATAGACAGGATGGTAAGGGTCCAGGCAGTGCCAACACAGGATTCTTCCTTCAGTTCAAACAAGGCAGTCTTGAGTTTGCAGATTTCAACATCGCAACCCCAACCACCAATGAAACTATTGCTGTTGAAACCAGCAACATCAACAATGACGATATTTGGTTATTCAGATTAAATTCCAGAGGAGGTCAAGAGGAACAATGGACCAAGGTTAATAATCTTACAGGAAATAATATTGCCTACAATAGCATAGTTGGAAATGTCAGAGACATTTATGCTGTCTCAACACAGAATAATGACAGAGTAAATTTAGTATTTGCGGATGGCACATATGGCAACTTACCTAAGGGAGCATTTAGAGTTTTTTATAGAGTCAGCAACGGATTAGAATATTCAATAGCACCCACTGATCTAAGAGGTATCAGAATTAATGTGAATTATCTCAATAAGGCAGGCATAGCACACACATTAACATTAACTCTTGGGTTGCAGTATACAGTAAATAATGCAGCAGCAACAGAAAGCACAGATACAATTAGACAGAATGCTCCTGCATTATATTACACACAGAACAGAATGGTCACGGGAGAAGATTACAATCTTGCTCCATTGGCTAGTTCTCAAAACATTCTCAAGGTCAAGGCAGTCAATAGAACTTCTAGTGGTATAAGCAGGAATTATGATATAATTGATGCAAGCGGAAAATACAGTTCTGTAAATGTTTTTGCCAACGACGGATACATCTATAAACAAGACTCTGAAAGAAGTTTATTTCTTAAGTTTACAAACAAAACAGAAATAATTAATTTTTTAAGGCAAAATATTGAAGGTGCATTTGCAGATAAAGATTTATATAATTTTTATTTAACAAAATATGAAAGGATAATTTTCAGTGAACAAACAACTGTTTGGCAGTCAATTACCAATGATTTAAACAGTGGCACCGGTTACTTCAGAAACACTGTTGATAATAGTTTACTTAAGGTTGGAACTTATTCAACTAGTAGTTTAAAGTTTCTCACGGTGGGTTCGATAATCAAGTTTATACCACCAACAGGTTACAGTTTCAAGAACGGTGAATTGGTTTTAACTAATTCCAACGATCTGGAACAGATTAGTTATATTTGGACCAAAGTGGTGTCGGTATCGGGTGATGGAACCAATGCTGGAAGAGGTGCATTGTCTTCTGGTTTAGGACCAATCACATTCAATGATAATATTCCTACAGGAGCAATTGCGAGTAGTATCGTTCCTAAATTTGTGAATGATTTAAGCACTGCCCTAGAAACAGAAATGACCAATTTAATTTTTGCCAACTTGAATTTTGGTTTAAGGTATAGCACCCGTGATGCGTCGTGGATAATCATACAGAATCAAAATTTAGATTTAACGAATAATTTTAACCTTGGTAAGGCAGGCGACACAACTAACGAAAATCTTGATGCTTCTTGGTTGTTTGCATTTGTAAAAGAGAATGATCAATATGTAGTTAGAATTAGAACACTAAATTATATATTTGGTAGCGTAGAACAGAATAGATTCTATTTTGATAAAAATGAAAGGGCATACAACAATCTAACAGGAAGAGTAGCCAAGGATATTGTAAATATTCTAGGAATCAATTCTACAAGCAATAGTGCGTTACCACTTGCACAAGATTACAAATTTGAAATCACAGACACAATTAAGTTTGATGACGGGTATGAAAGTGCAAATGAGATAAAACTTTCATTCTATGACAGCGACAGCGATGGAGTTGTGGATGATCCTGATTCGTTCGTTCGTGTTGCGGGTGAAGATCAATTAGCCAATTATTTGTTTTTTGTTAGAAACACGGATGATTATGGAACTGATATTCTAAACTTGTTTGATAATTCAAACAACACAATTCTTATAGCAACTAGAGAAGCACTGATAAATGTGAATGATTATGATAACGGACAATTGATCTATTTCAGTGATACTGCCGAAAATAGAGTCAAGAGGGTTGATAAAACCACAAATACGTTAGTTCTTGAAAGCAATTACAAGGCATTCATTGGTAGAAGGAATTTAAAATTTCAGTATACACACGCTGCAAGCGAGGATAGAAGAATTGATCCTAGCCTAACAAACATTGTTGATTTATTCTTGTTAACAAAAAATTATGACACCGCATATAGAAATTATCTAGCAGGTGCGACAACAGAACCAATCGCTCCTACAACAGATAGTTTGCGAGTTGAATTTGGTTCAAATCTAAGTTCTATTAAGACAATTAGCGATGAAATAATTTACCATCCTGTAAAATATAAAGTTTTATTTGGATCCAAGGCATCACAAAGATTACAAGCACAGTTTAAGGTTGTTAAAAATCCAGGCAAGGCTATTAATGATAATAATTTAAAGGTTAGAATCGTTAATGCAATAAATGAATTTTTTGCCATAGAAAACTGGGATTTTGGTGACAGATTTTATCTAAGCGAATTGACCACATATGTTATAAATTCAGTCTCACCTGATGTAACAAACTTTGTGATATTGCCAAGATCCTCGGATCAATCCTTTGGCAGCCTTTTTGAAATTCAAAGCAAACCAGACGAAATTTTTGTAAGCGGCGCAACGGTTGATGACATTAAAATAGTTTCTAGTATTACCGCTGCTGAAATTAGATCTGTAACAGGTTCAGTAGTGAGTGATGAATAATGGCAGATAAAATCTACCCAAACAGTCAATTACCGATTAGAAAGTCAAGCGAATTACTACCGCAGACTTTTAGAACAGATGCGAATGATAAATTCTTATCTGGTGTTGTTGATCCTTTGATTCAACCAGGAGCATTGGATAAATTATCTGGATACGTAGGAAGAAGATTTGGTAAAACATTCAATAGCAACAGCGTTTATCTTGATACTGACAATACACTACGCAGCAGATATCAATTAGAACCAGGAGTCACAGTAGAGAAAGATCAGATAGTTACTAAGTTTTACGATTATCTTGATCTAAAAAATATTGAAAAATTCTTTGGTAACAATAATGACAGAGATGACAAGACCACTTTCCAAGAACACTATAGTTGGAATCCTCCCATTGACTGGGATAAGTTTATTAACTATAGAGAATATTACTGGGTTCCTTCAGGACCGCCCACGGTGGATGTCTTTGGTCAGGCGCAGAGTGTGCAGTCAACATACAAGGTTAATCAAGGAATAGGTTCGTCTTGGGTGTTTACTCCGGATGGGTTAACAAATAATCCAATCATCACACTTTATCGAGGACAAACCTACAAGTTCACAGTCAATTCTCCAAACGAACCCTTTGTTCTTAGAACCAATTATGACACTGGTAGTTTAAATTACCAACCTCTGAAAACTTATTTTCCAGGTGAACTGGCTGTTTATGATGGAAAATTATGGAGAGCCAAGATTGAAATACTACCAAGTGATGGTAGCAGCATAGACATTAATTCGCAGGACTGGGAACTATTAGATAGTTCTGCTTCACTGTCATCATTGATATACAACAATGGTGTAACAAATAACAGCGTGGAAGTTGGAACGCTTATATTTGAAGTTCCACTTGATGCTCCTGACGTAATCTACTATCAGAGTGCGACCGATCCTAACAGGCTGGGAAGATTCATTATTGCTGACATAGAATCAAACACCTCAATTAATGTTGAAAAAGAAATTTTAGGCAAGACATACTATACTAGCGCCAATGGTGTTGAACTTTCAAATGGAATGGTTGTTGAATTCCGCGGCCAGGTAGAAAGCGAAAAATATGCAACCGGAACTTGGTTAGTTGAAGGAGTAGGAAAAGCAATTATCTTAATTAAATTTACTGATTTAATTCCACCTTTAATATCAAGTGACACACCAGAAATATTATTTGACAACGAAGGATTTGACACCCAACCATTTGATGATGCTTCTCAATATCCCGCAAGCAAGGATTATGTAACAATCAATAGAAGCAGTGCTGACGCTAACCCATGGAGCAGATATAATCGGTGGTTTCATAGAAGCGTGTTGGAATATTCATACAAGTCAAGAAACAGTGATTTTGATGCTCCTGAAACTTCAAGAGCAAAGCGTCCTATCATTGAATTTCATCCTAACATAAAATTGTATCAGCATGGAACGAAGGCAAAGGCTTCCGTTGATTATGTTGATGATTACACAACAGATGTGTTTTCCACAATTGAAGGCAGCACGGGTTACAGTGTGGATGGAGAATTCTTATTTGAAGGAGCTCGAGTGTTGGTTATTGCCGACACAGATAGATTAGCAAATAATAGAATATATGAAGTTAACTTTATTGTGCATAATGGAAGAAGGCAGATCACTCTTAAAGAAACATCAGATTCTTCTCCGCAAACAAATGAATGCGTGTTGGTAAGCCGAGGAGCAGTAAATTCTGGTAAAATGTTTTTCTACAACGGGTCTCAATGGAGCAAAAGCCAAGATAAGATCAAGATAAATCAACCACCTCTCTTTGATTCGTTTGATGAAAATAATGTTCCTTTGGATGATACAGATACTTATCCGGTCAGCTCATTTGTAGGCAGCAAGATTTTTAGTTATAAGCAAGGAACCGGTCCTATTGATGCAGAACTAGGATTTGCAATTTCTTATCTTAATATTGACAACGTTGGTGATATTAGATTCAACTGGGATTGGGAGATTGAACAATTTAATTACACTCTGAATCAGCAGGCATAT